CCTTATCAGTGGCCCATTTAATAAAATTAAGACAATCTTCATTGTGCTGTGTGCTATTTGACTTTAATCCAAAGTGGATGTCAGTCATTAACATTGCTTTTTTAAATAAATTACTCATGTGAGCAGTATAACAAGAACCTGGGGCATAAGTCTAGCAATACGGCGTTTAATCGTGATCGCCATCGCTACCACTGTGTCCAGACATGAGTCCTTGTCTGGTGTAACTTGGATTAAAATTGTTCATTTCTAAAATGTCATCACGTAAATTCTGATTGCGTTTTTCAATATTCAATACCCGAGTAAAACTGTTGGTAATGGCAGCAGTATAGTATGCAAAAGGATTTTGTGACTTTGACTCGTCAAACTGCAATCCAATTTGACTGAGTTGAAGCAGCGCCTGGCTACGCATCTCGTCGTTATAAGTATATCCGCGCCAGTTGCTACGAGTAGCATAGCGTTCACACAGTTTCATAAACATAAGTGCCAATTTCTTGGTCATTGCTCCATGGTCTCTGCACCACTCTCCAGTTTCTAAATCACCTGTCCAATGGCTTTTCCCAACACAAATTGGAGCACCAGCTGCATCAATCATGTAATGGTTAAATGGCGGAAAATTACACTTCATGTATTTGACAATTGCTGCAGGAACCTTTGCATCTGCTTCGTCATCGTATTCGGTGTATGTTGCTTCTTCATTTGCCGCATCCTGAATTTTTTTAGTAGCTGCTTCATTGATAGGAACATGAGTCCATGTCATTACACGGAATACAACTTCTGTTGGCAATATGTTGTTTACATCAATTGCAAACTCGTCCAGTTTTCTTTTTTCTCCGGTGGCAGTTGCTTCTTCTAATGCCAATTTGGCCAAGCGTTCGGCCCTGTTCTCTCGCGCCAAATTGGTATTCTCTGTAGTAATTTGATCAAGACTATGAATAATCATGTCGTAATCAACAAACCCCGGCGACAAAAAAGTGCAGTATGTAGTCTTACTACGATGTATCTCCTTGAGAATGTCTTTGTTGTTTAGATAATTGTGTTTAATTTTATTTCTCCTTAAGGATTACTACGTAATCGCTAGTTCTAACAGTGTAGCACATACCTCGACCAAATTGCAACCACAATTAACATACCACTTTTAAAATATTATAAATATACAAAAGAGGTCCAACTTCATGATTGACGACATTGTAAACATAATACAGCCAAATGGTTTCCTCAAAGCTGCTGTGGGGTTGTTTTATAAAAATCCTGCAACTGCACGGCTGGCTGCTGCGGGACTTCCTGCAGGTGGCCGACGACCTACTGTAGACAGACTAAACCCAGCAACAGTGGTCTTCAAAGGTGCACAGGGTTCGGGTAAGGACTGGCGGGTCAAAATAAGCTGTCCTGCTCTTGGATATCCTGGAATCATGTTCCCATTGAGCAAGACAAATGGTGTGGTATTCCCATATACTCCACAAGTTTCAGTAGTTTATCAAGCCAATTACACCCCACAAAAATTCACGCACAGCAACTATCCAGCATATGCATATGAAAACAGCGAAGTGCAAGCAATTAATATCACAGCTGATTTCACTGCACAAAATATGGAAGAAGCAAAATATGTACTTGCTTGTATTTATTTCTTTAGATCTGCAACTAAAATGTTTTTTGGAGAAAGTAGCAAGGCAGGAAATCCACCACCATTGGTATTTTTAGATGGTTACGGAGACAATTATTTTCCGCATGTTCCTTGCCTACTGACACAGTTTTCTCATACCATGCCTCCGGAGGTTGATTATATAAGCTCGGGAACAGATCGTATTCCTGCAGCAAGCCAAATAACAATTTCTTTACAGCCAATTTATAGTAAAAAGTCAATCAGTAGTTTTAGCCTTGAGTCGTTTGCAGCCGGCGAGCTAGTAGGTAAAGGATTCATTTAATGGCCGCACAATATACAAAATTTAGCCCTTATTATAAAACAGGATTGTTTGGGCAATTTCTTGACGTGTATGTACATCGGTCAATTCCTAAAAATTCATTGGATATTGAATATACGATTGATTCAGTTTACAAATATAGGCCAGACATGTTGGCAGCTGATCTATATGGTAATGCAGGATTATGGTGGGTGTTTTCAGTACGAAATCCGGATATAATCAAAGATCCTGTATTTGATTTCTATCCTGGACAAGTAATTTATATTCCCAGCAATGAAACGCTGACCACTGTGCTGGGAATTTAAAATGGCCGATTTCAGATACGCCGCCGAACAATCAGCTGTTGACTATGGATCGGCAGCTATCGGCATGTCAGATTATGAGCAACAGGCTGTCGCAAATAATACTGCTGCAACTGACGAAAACGCAGGTGATGATCCATCAAGACAAAAGCAGTCAGAATTTGAAGAACCAGCCGCAGATGATCCACAAACAGAAGGCGGCGGCGGCGCAGCATCTGGTACTTCTCGCTTTCCCAACCCACTGGACGATTATGTTAATTATACATACGGATTAAGTTTATATGCGTTATCCCCGGAGGATTACAATGGGATATCAGAAGGTTTTTCTCCTGACGGCAAGGTATTGATTGTAAGCGGTGGCCGACATGGTGACGGATTTAGTCGAGCACCTGGATTTGAGGACGATTTTTATTTTGAAAACATGAAAATGACCACAGTTATAGGAATGAATAGTCGTGGTCGTGGCAGTAATGTGATTGATATACAGTTTACTATTGTAGAGCCATTTGGTATTACACTATTAAATCGATTACTTAGTACTGCTGATTCTTTGGGAGCTAAGAATTGGGGAGAAATGCCGTTTTTGTTACAAGTTGATTTCTTTGCCAATGCCGAGAAAGGCGAACTGGTTCATCCAGTTCAAGGCCAGACCAAGCAACTTCCACTGAGAGTAATTGCATGTCAGATAAAGGCCTCTACGCGAGGGTCCGAATACCAATTCAGTGCGGTGCCATACTCTCATATGGCATTTCAGGAAAATGCAGGATCTACTCCTGCAATGAACGAATCAACTGCAAAAACAGTTAAAGAATTTTTTAGTGATGACGAAAATGCGGTGGGTAGTTATACTTCGGCACTCAATAGTTATCAAAAGAAAAACTCAGAAAACAAAAAATATCAAGAATTTCCTGATATTTATAAATTTGTCATTGATCCAGAAATTGAAAACGCTAAAATTGTCTCACCCAAAAATAACAATGTTAGAACTACACCTATTGCCCACGCCAACAATAAAGATGCAAATACCGCCGCTGGAGTAGGTGCAGCCAAAGGAGGCAAAGCTGCAACACTGTCAATGGGTGCCCAAGCAATTTCTATCAATGCCGGCACAAGTATAATTGATGTAATAAATCAAGTTATACGTAATTGTGATTATATTTCTGATCAGGTGTTAACAAAAGAGTCTGGTCAAGTCAACTGGTATAGAATTATTCCAACAGTTGAACTTTTAGAATTTGATAACATAAGAAAAACATATCAGAAAAAATACACCTACTTTGTTAAAAAAGCATTGATATACAATACCAAATACCCTGACGCCCCACTGAGTACTCCAACCAGGGACAATTGCTCAAAAGAATACTTATATATGTTCACTGGAAAAAATCAATCTATACTTGATTTTAGTATTGATTTTAACTCTATGTTTTATACTGCAATGACAGCCAATAGAGAAAAGTTAAAGAAAGTTGAAATTGACAAGGGCACTGTAAAATCTCAAGAAGATCCAGGGAACAAAAATAAAGCAGCCGATAGCACTATTACACCAAACCAACTTGTAATAGTTGCAGCACAAACAGATGTTTCTAATTCTAGCGAAGGCGCCAATGATGTTAAGAATGTGTCAGCAAATGATTTGTACAAATCAATTATGTCTAATTCTCGTGGGGATATGATTAACGTCAAGTTAAAAATATCAGGCGATCCTCATTTTATTAAACAGGATGATGTATTTTTTAAACCAACAATGGATTCTGATGGCAGTGTTGGTAAAATTGATAGCAACGGAAGTTTAACCACCGACGGCGGCGAATTATATGTATATTTGTTTTTCAGAACCCCAACAGATATTATACAAGAAACTGGCTTATATGATTTTTCAACCTGGAAAGACAGTGTATTCAGTGGAGTCTATAGAATACTAACAGTTGACAATGTTTTTGAACGAGGGCAATTTACGCAAACACTTGATATTATTCGGGTGTTTGGTCAAGATGAAGATACAGCATCGGGCACCGGCGGGCGCGGTGACGACGGGTACGGCGGGTCAGCCGATGCTGGAAGAAATACAATTGTTCCAACAGGAGCAGCTGGCCAGGCCACAGACGGTGCAAATCAAAAATCAATGGCCTTGTTGAAACAAGGATCACCACGTAGTATACTAAATGATCCCAATGGTATCAATCAACAATACAGTATAGCTAACTTAGAAAATAAAAAGGCAATTGATGGTGTTGAAGTGGATACAGCCGCAGCAAATATAACAACCCTACAAAATAAGGTGGGAAATGCAGTCAGTCAATCTATTGCTCAGGCCGGCGACAATATTTTTGCTGGTGGCTAATACCTATAACAAATATAAATTATGACAACTGATCGAAGAATTGGAAGAAAAATTCCATCATTTATTAGACGGGAAGATGCTGCTGGCGTAAGGTTTGATTCTGGACCTTACATTGGAAAAATTAAAAATAACCTAGACACTGCACGACAAGGTAGATTGCAGGTATGGATTCCAGATGTAGGTGCCGGCGATGAACACGACCCCAGTAATTGGCGTACAGTAAGTTATGCCAGTCCGTTTTTTGGATCCACAACACAACAGCCCGACGATAAAAATAATAAATTTAAAAATGTACGTCACACGTACGGATTCTGGTTTACCCCGCCTGATATTGACAACTTTGTGTTGTGTACGTTTATTGCAGGAGATCCTCAGCGCGGATTTTGGTTTGCTTGTATCTCTGGCCAACTTGGTCAACATATGGTTCCGGCCATAGCTGGTAGCAAAAAATTTGATGAAAGCGGAATTGAAGATTCATTGGTCAAGTCTATGTCCAAAAATGGTCCATTACCAGTGACTGAGTTTAATGAAAACATTGATCAAGATTGGAGCAACTTCACTGAACTTAAAAAGCCTATTCATGAAATTCAAACAAACATCTTAGTAAAGCAAGGACTAGATAGAGATCAATCCCGTGGAGTAATTACTAGTAGTAGTCAACGAGAAAGTCCAAGCGCAGTGTTTGGTATTAGTACCCCTGGCCAAGCAGTGGAAGACAAAGCCAAAAAAGATGCAGTTGCATCAAAACTTAAATCTGGTAACTTGACTGCCGACGACATGTTGGTTTATACACGCAAAGGTGGTCACACTTTTGTAATGGATGACGGTGATTTTGAAGAGAAAAATAAACTAATTAGATTACGCACAGCCGGCGGTCATCAAATCATGATGAACGATACCAATGAGGTACTATACATTAGTAACAATACAGGTACAGCCTGGATTGAATTGTCTGGGTCCGGCAATGTCAGTGTATTCAGTGAAACCAATATCAACTTCAGATCCAAGGGAAGTTTTAACTTTCACGCCGATAAAGATTTTTCTATTCATGCCGGCGGAACTTTTAATGTATTTGCTGCAACTGCAATAAAAATTGAAACAGAAACCCTTACCTCGGTCAGTAGCAAGGAAACTACTATCTACGGCAATGGTGTAGAAATTGGGAGCGAAGGCAAAATAGATATCAACCCCAAGGGCGCAGGTAGTTTTACCGCTGGGCAAGAATTGGTACTATCCGGAACCACTATTAAATTAAATTCTGGTAAAGGACCAACAGTTAAAAAACCCAAACCAATACCAGTATTTGATCACAACGATGCTGAAAAAGACGGGAATGGACAGTGGCAAACCAAACCTAAGAAATTAAAAAGTATAGTCAAAATAGCTCCCAGTCATGAACCTTGGCCAAGAGAATCAGGAACTCCAAACCCAGCTGCTAGTAGTGCAGCCAGTGCGTCAGGATCATCGTCGGAACCACCAACAAAATCATCGGTAACACCTGCTACTCCTAACAACGCAGTAACAACTGGTACAGGTGGAGTTCTAGTTGATGGCTCAGGAAAGCCAGTGGTCTCGGGCTCGACCAGCAGTCCGGATGCTGGACCAAATTCAGCATTGACAGGCAGTGTTAAAAATCCAGCAGATAAAAGTTATATGTCACGTGCTGATAACCCAACACCAACTACCGGTGTTGGCAATCTGTCACCAATTGAAACCAAAGCATTAAAGACACAGATAGCCGTGAGAGAAAGTGGATATAACAATTCTGCAGTTACCCCGTCGGGTAGTTATTTAGGAAAATATCAGACTGGCGCAGCAGTTTTGACGGACCAGAAGTATATTAAGGATGATGCGTATGCCAAATACGGAAACAGCGCAGTAAATTATCCGTCAAGTTGGACTGGCAAAGATGGTATTGATTCAAAAGCCTCTTACTTATCCAATGGAGCAGTGCAAGAAAACGTAATGACAAATTTAATGAACCGTAATTATAATACAATGGTAAAAATTGGTGCAATTAACCCAGGTGACGATTCATCGACTGTTGCCGGCATGCTAGCAACAAGTCACCTACTGGGTGCTGGCGGTGCAAATACCTGGAGAAAAACAGGTGCAGGTGCAGATGGAAATAACACCAGCGGCACCAGTTACTTCAATATGGGTAGATACGCAGCTGATGTACTATCTAAAACATTTTAAATACATTATGAACACATACAACGGATTTAGTACCTACAACCGAGTACGCAAATTTACCCTAACAGATTTTGAGTTGGTTAAACAAGATTTATTCAATCATTTTTCCATTAGAAAAGGCGAAAAATTAATGAATCCAAATTTTGGAACAATTATTTGGGATCTGATGTTTGAGCCGTTGTCAATTGACATTAGGTCTGTTATAAGGGATGATATTAAAACAATCATAGACTACGATCCTCGTGTTACTGCCACCCAAGTTTTAATAACTGAATACGATCACGGCATACAGATTGAGTTGGAATTGAACTACGTGTTGACTAACCAAGTGAGTACCATGGCATTGAATTTTGATAGAAATGCCAGATCACTTACTCTAGCAGGTTAACTGACTACTTTTAAATCTAATAAATACATACAACAGAGTCCTAACAATTATGGCTATTATTTCCAGACAAACTAGTCTTTTGGCAGCAGAAGATTGGAAAAAAATATATCAGACCTTTCGCGAGGCTGATTTTACTACCTACGATTTCGAAACATTGCGTAAAAGCATGATCGATTATATTAAAATTTACTATCCTGAAGATTTTAATGATTTTACCGAAAGTAGTGAATTTATAGCTCTTATTGATCTTGTTGCCTTCATGGGTCAAAATCTTGCGTTCAGGACTGATTTAAATGCAAGAGAAAATTTCTTAGACACAGCCGAGCGTAGAGATAGCGTTTTAAAACTGGCCAAACTGATTAGTTATAATCCCAAGAGATCCACACAGGCCTCTGGTTATTTAAAAATTGATAGTGTGTCAACCACAGAGAATTTATTTGACAGCGACGGATTTAATCTAAGTAACTCTATTATAAATTGGAACGATCCAGCCAGTGACAATTGGTTAGAACAATTTACCACAATATTAAATGCAGGATTGACCAGCAGTCAAGTCATTGGGCGTCCAGGTAATAGTCAGGTACTGAATGGTATTACTACAGATGAATATAATTTAAATATTTCTCCTGACGTTGTGCCAGTATATCGATATGAGTCAGCAGTTGAGGGTACACGTTCCTCCTTTGAGATTGTTAGTGCAACTAGTGTAAACAAACCTTATATATATGAAGCTGCACCAGACTTCTATAAAGTTTTTAATTTTTTGTATCGCAATGATAATACTGGAAATGCTAGTAATAATACGGGTTTCTTTTTTTATTTTAAACAAGGCGAACTGGCCAGTTTGGACTTTAATGTAGCAGAAGCGTTACCAAATAAAGTAATCAATATTGATATAAACAATATCAACAACACTGACGTGTGGTTGTATAGTTTAAATAGTAATGGAACAACACAAGCTCTTTGGACTCCTGTGCCATCAACCTCTGGTATCAATGTAATTTACCATAATATTAAACAACGTAACCTATATCAGATCAATACTCGAGCAGCAGATCAAATCAGCCTGGTGTTTGGTGATGGTGCCTTTTCTAATGTTCCACAAGGTAATTTTAGACTATACTACAGAACAAGCAACGGATTAAGTTACAAGATTGCACCCGACGAAATGAGAGCCATTTCTGTATCTTTTAATTATATAAGCCGTCAAAATCGCACAGAAACCATTACATTCCGCGCCAGTTTAAAGTACACTGTTGCCAATGCAGCAACAAGAGAATCAACAGAACACATTAGACAAAAAGCTCCTCAGCAGTATTATACTCAAAATCGTATGATCACTGGAGAAGATTATAACATCTTACCTTACACTTCTTTCAGCAAGATTATTAAAACAAAAGCCATTAACCGTACCAGTTCGGGATTGAGTCGATATCTTGACATGTTGGATACCACTGGAAAATACAGCAGTACCAATATCTTTGGTCAAGATGGAGTGCTATACTTTAACGAGTATGTAAAAACATTTACGTTTGGTTTTAACAATGCAAATGATGTGCAGAAGATATTGTATAATCAAATTATTAATAATATTATTGCAAGTAGAGAAATGTTGCACTATTATTATTCTACTGCTCCCTTTATTACTTCTACTTCTGTTTCATTGCCCGCGGGTCAACTAATAATTGGTCGACGATATGTGATTGACTCAGTTGGTACCACAGACTGGATTGCCCTGGGTGCAACAGAAAATAAAACTGGTATTAACTTTATTGCCACCGGAACTGGAGTTAATACCGGAATTGGAGTTGGTACTGCATACGAAGTGTCTACATCGTGGAAATTAAGCACAATTGGTAGTAACAGCGCCACTGGATATTTCATTCGCAATGAATTACCATTGGATCTATCTACTAGTATTGGCGCAACAACCAGATATCTACGGTCAGGGGCAACTATTAAATTCTTGGCACCTGCTGGGTATTATTTTAACACAGCTAATTCCTTATTGCCTGGGGCACCAAAACAAGCCGACGACAAGTTGTTTATGTATGCGTCAATTGTTGAAGTTTTAGGAAATGGTACCAACAACGGATTAGGAAATTTTACAAACGGAGTTGGACCAGTAACATTAAATACAAAAGTGCCAAGTGGTGCGATCATTGATTCTATTATTCCTGTATTTAAGAACAACTTTGGCACTGGATTTTCAAGTTTTATAGTTAGCAATATTGTTGCCTACAATAATTTTGGATTAACTTACAGTGCTGTATCGCAATCTTGGAGAATTATTCCAAGTATAGAATTAATGAATGATACAACCTGGATGTTAAAATTTGAGTACAACAACAGTACTAATAAATTTTTGGTAAGTCATAAAGGAAGTGAGTATATATTTCACAGTCCGGTTGAAACAACATTCTATTTTGACAATTCATTGAAAATTTACGATAGTAAAACTGCGTCAGTTATATACGATCATATTAAAGTTTTAAAATCTAACCCTGGGCCAGACTCAGTTTTACCATTAGGTAGGGATGCCCAATGGAGTGTTCACAAAACATTTACCGACGGTGATGGTTTCACTGACAGTAGAAGAATTTATTTAACATTTGGTGACACCAATAATGATGGAGTTCCTGATGATCCAAAGTTGTTTGAGTTTATTGTCAACCCACAGACCAACCCAAAATCCAAATTGATTTTCTTTCAATTGGTAAACAGTATGGATTATAATAAGTATGCCGAACTTAATCTAGTTGGCAGCGGTGTAATTATTTCTAGTTATGCAACACGAAACGAAATATTAGTTGATGCTAATCTATTTTTTCCCGGACAGGTGTTATATGCAACTGATGAAAATAAGTTTTATTCAATCATTATGAACACTGCAATTGGCACCACAGGTAATTCAGTCAGTGCTGAATTAAAAAAATATGTAGCATACATAGGAAGGCAAGATCTTTTTTATCAATACAGACACAATTCACCAAATACCAGACGGGTTGATCCGAGTATCAGCAATATTATTGATCTATATGTATTGACATCAGCCTATGACACTGAATATCGTCATTGGATTCAAGATTCTTCTAATACTATCACAATGCCCACTGCTCCAGCTAATACTGAGTTGACAATGGATTTTTCTGAGTTAAATAACATCAAGTCAATCAGCGATACAATTATTTTTCAAAGTTCAAATTATAAACCTATTTTTGGTGACAAGGCCGATCATAATTTACAAGCAATATTTAAAGTGGTAAAAAATCCAAATTTAAACATCAGTGATGCAGATATAAAAACATCTGTTATTAATATGATCAATAATTATTTTGATATAAACAATTGGGATTTTGGCGAAACTTTTTACTTCAGTGAACTATCTGCATATCTGCACACCACATTGAGTCCAAATATTGCCAGTATTATTATTGTTCCTAGAGACTCCAATATTTCGTTTGGCAATTTATATCAAATAAATGCTGAGCCAAACGAAATCATTATCAGCGCCGCAACTGTGGGTGATGTTGAGATTATTTCAGCAGTAAACGCTTTGCAGTTAAATCAAGGTTTGTCTTCACTTAAAAATAACAACACATTTCAATAGGTAAACAATGGCCACTAGCAGAAAGACAATAAATTTTCTTCCAGATATTTTTAAAACTGATGTTAATAAAAAGTTTTTAGGGGCAACGCTTGATCAATTGATTAGCGAACCAAAACTTTCCAAAATCAACGGTTTCATTGGTAGAAAATTCTCACCGGCAGTGACGCCCAGTAATAATTATATACAAGAACCTACAACTCAACGTGGTGACTATCAATTTGAGCCAGCAGTGGTTGTTAAAAATAGTAGCAATGATCTTGATTTATACAGTGACTACACCGACCTGGTAGATAAAATTAACTATTACGGAGGAATAACTGATAATCAAGACCGACTATTCAAATCTGAATATTACAGTTATACGCCCAGGATTGATTTAGATAAATTTATTAATTATACTCGATATTACTGGTTACCAAATGGCCCAACTGAGGTTCCGGTTTCACCGGGGGTCAGTCCTACTCCTAAAACATTTACAATCACAAAAGGTGACAACGGATATACCACCGATCAAACAGGATCACAAATTAATCCCGATATTACTTTGGTGCGTGGAGTCACCTATCAATTTGATCTCAATCAGGCTGGGTCCGAGTTTTGGATTCAATCAGAACCGGGGTTTGATGGAATAAAAGATTATAATAACAATGTGTCAAGTCGATTAATATACGGTACCACTGGTAACGGAACAGAGTCGGGGACTTTAACCTTTACAGTGCCTGACAGTCAGGCCCAAGATTATTATTTTAAGATGCCATTGTTAAGTTTTGTTGATTATGCAGTCAGCCAATCTTTTTCAAGTCTTGACGGAAATTACTGGTATGCTGGTGCTACCCCAGTTAGTGATATTGATGGATCAACAAGATACCCTAATTTGTCGTATATTATATTTGTTTCAAACAGCACTGATCCTAACGACTGGGTTGATTATATAGGTAATGTTGTTCCGGTTGAGCGCAGATCTGGGGTATGGCAAATTACGTTGGACCCTAACTTTCAAATACGTTTGGTATACATTAGAGATATTCCCAAAGGTTACAAAGTTCGTGCCAATAAAGGAAGTATACATACTGGATTTGAGTTTTTTAAAAATACAACCGGCAATCTATTAAGAATACCTGCAATTACTGCACCATTATCTGTGCTATATTATCAAGACAGCTTGAATTCATCTTTTACTGGTAAGATTTTTATTGTCAACGCATCAGGTGCAGCAATTGATGTTGTAACTGATATTCTTGGGAAACTTACATATACAAGTCCCAACGGAGTTGTACTGACCAATGGGCTAAAAATCTCTTTTGCCGCTTCGGTTACTCCTGCTTTGTATAGAAATAAATCATACATAGTTGAAGGAGTAGGTATTGGTATTAAACTAGTAGATTTTAACAAGTTGAAACCAATTGAAAGTAATGTACCTGATTCATCTATTCCGTTTGATACTGAACCTTTTGACTCAAGTACTTTTGACCAACCGGTTCCTGGAATTCCACTGGTTGATTACATTATTATGAATCGAGCATCAATTGATTTAAATGCATGGTCACGTGGTAATTTTTGGTTTCACGAAGATGTTATAATAAAAACTGCAGAATATATAGGTGTTGCTGTAACAATTGATCATACACAAAGAGCCACACGACCTATCATTGAATTTGAAGCAGACTTGCAATTATTTAACAACGGAAGAATATTGTTAGACGCAATTGACAGGGCCGACTTGCAAATTAAAAATACCGGGCCAGTGTCATCGTGGGTTAAAATAACTGACGCATTTACGCAGATTCATAATAAAACTGTGTCAGACCCATTGATTAAATTGATGAGATATGTTGAAAAACAAGTAACTATTTTTCCCAATGACATTGACATAAATGTCAGATCTAAATTGTTTCGCATAGACTTTAAAGACCGGTCTACCGAGATACTATTTGACGGAACCGGAACTGGATCTATCAAAACAATTGCTGGGTCTACACATATTACAGATGCTGCTACAATCAACCAAACTCCTAAAACTGATTTTCGCATAGAACTTGAAATAGGATCAACCCTACATACTGCTAGCGGACAATATATTGGTAAAGTAAAAACAATATTCAACAGCAGTGAATTGCTGTTGGTCAGTCCTGCAGCAGTGAGCTATACCAGCACTGGTTTTAAATATAACAAGCCCAAGATAGAATTAGTTGCAATTTCTACCGCTGATGCGTACGATACAGTTGTGGTTAAAACAGGAATTAATGCCAAACAAAGTTATTGGTTCAACGGCAGCACCTGGACATTGGCACAACAAAAAACATCAATTAATCAATCACCATTATTTGATGTAGTAGACAATCAAGATCAAAGTTTTTCTGACTCTGTTGCCTATCGTCAAAGTAAATTTGCTGGGACCAAAATATTTTCTTATAAGACGGGTTCGGGCACCAATGATATAGTACTTGGGTTTAGTTTGAGCTATAGTAATATTGGAAATTCAATTGCAGATATTAACTTTGATAACAATTTTGAAATTGATTCATTTATATACAATCCAGTGACCGAACAGACTAAAAAAGTGTCAACTGGTTATCTACGTAAAAACATTAATCGATACAACTCTAGTAGAGTTAATGTATGGGCCACAGTAGCGGAACCAAGTAAACAATATCAGCATATAACCAACGAGTATGACGGTCAAACCAGTTATTTTGAAATTGACATACTTCCAACAACTGAAACCAATGAGCCCAATCTTAAAGTTTTTATTAATAATAAAATTATTAATCGCCTGGAGTTTTCAATTGAATCCGTTGGAATCCGGAATGCAATCAACATAAATCGAACCATGACCAAAGGTGATAAGATTGACATTTTAATTTATAATAATCAATCGGTAAGCAAACTGGGGTATTATGGAATTCCAAGTAATCTAGAATTTAACGCACAAAATCTTCCAATTACATCAGTCACATTGGGACAACTACGAGGTCACTGGTATGCAATTGGTCGAAATACTTCTTTTGTAACCGGTGATATACTTGCCAGTAACAACCTACGTGACCTAGACACCAGATATCAAAGTGGTGTGATTTTGCAACATTCGGCACCAACAATATATAGTTCATTATTTTTAATTGATTCACAAGTTAATTTGATGAGTGGCATTGAACTTGCTCGCAGAGATTATACCAAGTTTAAAAACAAATTTCTAGAATTGTGTTTGACCACTGAAGGACTTGACCCAACAAATCCATCGGGCGGCGTTGAAACTATTCTAAAAATTATTAATGGAGTAAAGAATTCTACATTTGCCTGGCACTACACTGACATGTTGGCCTGGGGAAAAAACTACGTAACTGATGAATATAAAATTGTTGATACTCAGAATAAAATATATTCTATTGCAAACATTTATGCAACAATAGGCGACTTTATATATCCCAATTCTGGACTAACTAACAAAGGCCTGCTAGTTTATCTCAATAACAGACTATTGGTAATTGGATTGGATTATTTGATAGTTTCTGGTACCCCTGCGATAACACTAACTACAAATATTATCATTGGCGACATGTTGGTAATCAAAGGATATAAAAATACTGATGGCAGTTATATCCCAGAAACACCAACCAAATTGGGTTTATTTCCAAAACATGTGCCGTCTATATTAACAGACACAACTTACCGAACACCGGTGCAGGTGATACAAGGGCACGATGGTAGTTTAACTCCGGTATTTGGCGATCTCAGGGATACGTATCTGATTGAACTTGAAAAACGAATATACAACAATCTTAAGACTGAATATAATACTCAACTGTTTGATATAATGTCTGTCATCCCTGGAAAATTTCGACAGAGAGATTACTCTATTAAAGAGTTCAACCAGGTATTAAATACTGAATTTTTAAAATGGGTTGGTACCAATCAGATTGATTTTGGAACCAATGAATTTTTTAAATCAAATGATCCGTTTACTTGGAATTATAATCAAACCAGTGACACGATTGATGGGGAAACATTACTTGGATACTGGAGGGGTATTTACAAATATTTTTATGATACCGACCGACCGCATTCACATCCTTGGGAGATGTTAGGGATAGCAGAAAAACCAGTCTGGTGGGAGTTCCATTATGGTGCAGCACCATATCGATCCGATAACACAATGTGGATTGATTTAAAACTTGGGTATTCTCAAGGTACTGCTGCTGTTAATGAAACTTATGCTCGCCCAGGATTATTAAATATTATCCCAGTTGATATTGATGGTAATTTATTACCGCCAACGGCGCACCTGGTAAAGAATTTTGATGGAACCAAATTCAGTCAAGGATATATAATTGGTGATCATGGGCCAGTTGAATCGGCCTGGAGAAGAACAAGCGAATATCCTTTTGCATTGCAACGAGCACTGGCATTGCTGAAACCTGCTCGGTACTTTGGATTATTGTTTGATTCAACAGCATATCAAAAAGATACAATCCTGAATCAATATATTATACAAAAAACCAACAAGCGAGTCACTGCTGGGGCCATTGTTATCAATGGAGAAAATGATACTGCCCGTGCCAGTGGTTACTTGAATTGGATACATGGTCACCTGACCAATTTGGGAATTGATGCAGCAGTTCATATTCGATCTGTCCTGAACAATTTGGATGTTAAACTTGGTTACAAGATTGCTGGATATACTGACAAAAAATACATTACTGCATTATTAGAACAATTTAGTCCGACTAGTACAAGTCAAACTGTTATTGTGCCTGATGAAAATTATGTAATACATTTGAATAAAAGTGTTCCAATTCGCCGAGCAACTTACAGTGCAGTAATTGTACAAAAAACTGGAACCGGTTATCGGATCAATGGCTACAATCTGCATTATCCGTACTTTACTGTAATACCCAGCGAGTTCAATAATAATGCCTATGTGATTTCAGCCTTGTCTCGACGTGCAACAATATTCAATGACTATAAAAAACAAAAAATTGTTGTACCGTACGGTTACGAATTTAAAAATGAGCAACAAGTTGTTGACTTTTTAGTTGGTTATGAGCGGTATTTAACTTCTCAAGGATTTGTATTTAATAAATTTGATACTGATCTGAAACATCTGACAGATTGGGTACTCAGTGCCAAAGAATTTTTAACTTGGTCATTACAAGGATGGCGTCCCGGCAACGTAATTGTTTTAAGTCCAGTATCATATATCTTGAAAATATATAGTGCTGACTCAGTGGTTGATTCAATCACAAACCAAATTGGCAATTCTCAAATTCTAGGCCCTAATTTCAATGTTATTCGTAACGATGAGACCAGTATCCTAAGAGAGCCAGGACTGACTACTATTACTGTAATCTCTGGACAAACTATTGCATTTGCTGAATTAAATTTAGTTCAGTATGAACATGCATTGGTATTTGACAATGTGACTGTCTTTAATGATATTGTATACAAACCGGAATTAGGTAGTAGGCAATATAGATTAAAACTTGTTGGTAATAAAACAGGTGATTGGGATGGCGCTCTTAATCCACCAGGATTCATTTATAATACCGGTAAGATTGATGAATGGCAACCGGGTCGCGATTTTATCAAAGCCGATATTGTTAAATACAAGAATCAAAAATACACAGCAATTAAAGATATACCCGGTACCAATACGTTTAACTTTGATAACTGGAGTATCTTAGATAGGCCGCTCGAATCTGGACTTATACCAAACTTTGCACTCAATGCTAGCAAGTTCATTGACATTTATGACATTGACAGCCCAATCATTGACGAGCAATTTGATACGTTTAGTAATGGCTTAATTGGATACAGAAGTAGATCTTATCTAGAAGATTTAGGTATGGATCAAAATACACAGAGCAAATTCTATCAAGGATACATCAAAGAAAAAGGTACTAAAAATTCTATTTCTGCTTTGTTCAACGGTCAGTTTGATAATCTAACCAATGAATTCGGACTTTTTGAAGAATGGGGATTAAGAGTTGGAGAATATGGTGCGACTCGATCCAAGTTAAGCATTGAGCTGATATTAGATGAATCAAAATTTAAAAATAATCCATCAGTATTCAAATTGTTAAATTCTAGTGATTACTCAATTGAGCCAGTCATAAGCATTCGCCCTGGACAATTATTAGTACGCCCATTGGATTATAAAGTGCCAATCTTTTTAGATCGTCCATTGGGGTTGAATTACGAAACTGACATTAAATCTGCCGGGTACGTCAACGTCAATGACGTGGACTTTACATTATTTGATTTTAGTAACTTTTCAACACTGGGAATAAAAGTTCTTTCATCTTTGGTCAATGGGTTTAAACTTTGGGTGGCTAAAGATTTTAACAACGACTGGCAAGTGTATAAAGTAATGCAAGCCAATAATACAGTTGTTACAGTTGAATACAGCCTTGACAATAAAATCAAAGTTACAACAAACTTTGACCATGGACTTCAGATTGGTGATGTATTTGCTATCAGAGATTTCAGTGATATAATTGATGGTTTTTATCAGGTACTAAATGTCGAAACACCAAACACATTGATAACTATAGTCAACACTGATATAATTATAGAGTTACTTAATAATACAATTGATAGCACCGGTGACTTGTTTATCCTACAAAAATCTCGATACACAAATATTGCATCTAGAGATATTGATGTAACAAAAAACTTCAGATCTGTCAACGACACAGTGTGGGTGGATGATATAGATGATGGCACCTGGGCAGTATACAAATACAACAACGGTGCTGTTGGAAGTTACAGCGGTATCAATAGTTTCTGGGGCATTGAACAAGGGACAATAACCTTACGTGCAACAGGATTGCCGTACCATAGTTATGGTAATGTTTCGATTGACATGTCTGCATCTGTTCAAAATTATAATCGATCGTGGCCTTTGTACGCAGGATCAAATGTTGCTGCAACTACCCAGACTAACATTGGCACAGGATTGATTGGATTTTGGTTAAACGGTGTTGCAATCTACAGTCCTAAGGGTTCTGATTATTATGCTCCGGGCGACTTTTTATCTATACCAGAGCTAAACTACAATCTGGCATATTCAGATTACCAAACCTTTGACAAAGACCTAGCTGGTGGGACCATACCCGATGACGGACAATATTTTTATCGTAATTTTAGTTTTGCTGAAGCATGGATCAGCGGTGTTGGCGCAACTGGACAATCCAACACCGGTGGAGCACACGAAACAGAATCAATACCGTATTTAAATGGTGGCCTGATAAACAACGATAACCATAGCAAAATTTTAGGTTTTGCAATTGATGGTTATCCAATTTATGGCCCTTATGGATACAATTCCCCATTGGTGGCAGGAGCAGTAACAAGAATGCAAACTGGATACACTATACGTAGTTCCGCATATCGAGCACCAACTCAAGCATGTGATCTTACTGCATATCCGATGGGCATGTTTATACAAGATTATGTATTTCAATCCTCTGGGCATCTTGATGCACACAACGGTCGTTTCTGCGTTACACCAGAGTATCCAAGTGGAACATATGCATATTTTACCACTGTGGATTCCGGTGGCGCACCAGTTTACCCTTATGTAATTGGGCCAACATATTATGGTAATTTACCAAGTGTTGGCAATTCTTTAATTGGCGGGCCTGGCATTGCACCTGTAGGATTTACATCAATGGTTGATGTGACCTGGACAAAAATTGTTAGTCAAACACCAGCGGTTGATATCAACAGCATAGCTGGCATGTATTTGTTTGACAAGGTAACTAAAATAATACTCACACGCCTGGATTTTATTGATCCTGCCAAAGGAAGAATTTTAGGCACTGCGCAAGCTGACATAGATTTTACAACCTCAACAGATCCTGCCAGATACAATCAAGGCACTTCAACCAATTTACCAATTGATTTGGAATACAGTTGGGGTGAACAACAAATAGGTATGATCTGGTGGGACTTGGATGTTTGTCGATTCTTTGACTATGAGCAAAGCGATTTAGAATATAGAACTGCTTATTGGGGAAAGTTATTTCCTGGCAGTAGTATCCATGTGTATGAATGGGTAGCAAGCCATGTATTGCCATCAGCATATGTCGATGCTGGACTAGTTGGTATTCCAAAATTCCAAGATGATAGTGCTTATGTGGCATTGTCTTATGTAGATTCCAGTACTAACATTTTACAAACCAAATTTTACTTCTGGGTCAGAGGTAATACCACAGTAACATTGCCATCAAAGTCACACAGTGTGTCTACACTGACTCAAATGATCAACTCGCCTGTTATGCAAAATATACCATATGCAGCGGTATTAAGTGGCAATAGTATTGCATTATATAATATTGGAAGATTTTTAAAAGAAAAAAACACAGCTCTGCATATTGATTACAATGTTGTACTGAATGAAAATATTATCCATAGCGAATTTGAATTGTTCCAAGAAGGCAATAAAGATAGTATTATGCATCCTCGTATTGAGGACAAATTAATTGATAGTATCGTTGGAGCAGATATAAACAACAATATTGTACCCGATCCTAGTTTATCGCCTGGTGATCGTATAGGATTGTCAGTTAGACCAAGGCAAACACTAATTATCAATAGATTAAAAGCTGTCAAGGATATGACAATTTTTATTAATACAGTATTGATCAAGTATCCAGTAACGTCTCGTATTATAAACAAAGAAACTATCTATTCAAATAATTTTTATGCATATCAGCCAATTCCGGACACATCTCAATTTGATTATACCGTGAACACATTTGAAGAAGTGGACTATATGCCAGAAGTGGGAGCCGGATCGTTTATAGTTGGTAAAAAATACATTATTACAGCAATAGGCAACACTGACTTTACTGCAATTGGATCTATAGCAAACACATTGGGTGTAATATTCACAGCAACTGGCCCGGGCACAGGTACCGGGTATGCCTATCCTAGTCGCGTATTAGTTAAAGCAGATTTTGGTTATGGTAATCGTTGGACTATATACCAGAAAAATATTGGGGTGGCCAATTCAATAATTAAAATTCAAAGCTACAATACTACAAACCTATGGAGTAAAATTGATTGGTATGCCAACGGATACGACAGCAAAACAATTATAATTGATTACACAATTAATAAATTTTATGACATATACAAACTTAATTTAGTTGTTGGTAATATTATTAAAGTCAAAGACGATGGCGCCGGGCTATTTGAAATTTACAAATACAATTCTAGCGGCAAATTTGATCTTGTTGCACTAGAAAAAGGAACTATACAACTGAGCCAAGATTTATGGAAACCGGCTGGATTTGATTATTCTCCATTGGATACCGAGACGTTTGACTTGAACTTCTTCAATGAATTACGTTACATACTCAAAGGTATAAAGGAAGATATATTTGTCAGGGATCTGGCTATTTACTATAATCAATTCCTATTCTTTATAGTTGAATTCATACTGGCTGAACAGAAGTATGTAGATTGGATTTTTAAAACTAGTTTTATTTCAATATCTCACCGTTTGCAAGGGCTAATACAAACTCCGTTCTATGTTAAAGATAGACAGACCTTCTACGAACAATATATCAAAGAAGTTAAACCATATAGAACAAAATTAAGAGAATACATATTGACATATCATACATCCGAGTCGCTGGACAGGGCAACAGTTACTGATTTTGATTTACCGTCATATTATGACTTGGACTTGCAAATTTATCGCAGTCCAAATGGACAATTACCATCAAAAGATACAGAATTACTAAACACCAGGGCTGAATATCAAGATTGGAATAACCACCATACTTACCAGCTTTCAGACATTGTTATTGCCAATGGAGGTAGAGGATTTGTAACAGAACCTGATATTTCTATTGTTAGTAATGGATCGGGCACTGGCGCAAGTGCACGTTCTGCTATCAACTCAACCATTGGATCAATCTCAAATATATATATAACCAATCCAGGTAACGGATATATAACTACTCCAGTTGTTGCAGTTACTGGTACTGGCACAACCCCAATGAGCAAGTATCAAACAGGGAAATACAAACAAGCGGTGATTAGCGCACGTATTGACAATACAAAAATAAGAAAACTCAAAACCGTAATGCGTTTTGACCGTATTCAATACTTGTCACAGGTAGTTGATTGGACTGCCAATACCAGTTATGCTCGGGGTACCTATGTAAGCCATTTGGGCAAAGGGTACGTTGCTAATTCTCCTGCACTGGCTGCAACATTCTTTGACAATGCAGTGTTTACACCAGTCAATTCAGCCATGTTTGATAATGCAAATGACAGGATTTTTGCATCATATAGTCCCACAGTTAGTATGGTACCCAAAGTGTTAGCTAGACTCATGACTGGATTGAATAACCCTCAGGCACAGACAGATCCAACAGTAACTGCTGATACTGCTATCCTGGGCGGCGCCTTTACTGGATCTGCTATCCCAGCTGGACAATTTGTTGTGGGCGAAACATATATCATCACAGTAATTGGCAATACCGATTACACTCTAATTGGTGCAGTTGCTAATAAAATTGGTTTGCAATTTACAGCAACCGGCGCTGGTACAGGCACAGGATCAGCAGCAATTGCAATTTCAGCCAATGCAATCAGCACAGTCGATGGTATATCTGCAGGCGACATAGCTGTGTACGGCGGAGCATTTGTATACGAAATATTCAGTCATGCTCCAGAAGAATTATTACCTGGAATTGTATTTGATGCAATAAGTATCTATTCAATAGATCACGATGGCGTGGGCTATCGAAGATTTACTGACATGAATAAAACAAGGATTACATCAGTGGTTGATCCTGCTACTAATACTGTACTGTCACAACCACTGGCAATGACTGATATAGAAATAAATGTAGCAGATGGATCTGTATTAGCAGTACCAAACCCAATGGCCTTTTTACCTGGAATTATACATATAGGTGGCGAAAGAATTGAGTACTATACCAAAGTTGATAATACCTTAGGACAAATACGTCGTGGTGTTGGCGGCACGTCAACTCCAATGTTACATAGGACTGGTAGCAATGTTGAAAATGCCAATGTTGCTGGTCCGTTGTATAGTTAATTAACCAGTGGAGTAATATGATAAATAATGATAATGACCAGGTAAAAACGGAAAAAGTAGAAACAGCAGAAACCCCTGATGAGAGCTCGGGTATTGTTGTACAAGGATTTCTTAAGATATTTGATCCAGAATCTGGCGAAGTGCTAGCTCAAGGTAGAGCTTAGTACTATTTTAATTTAAAGGGCAGCAATGCAACCACATGAAATATTAGAACCGATGGTGCAGGGATTTATTAAAATTTCTGATGTGTCGGATCACGCTAATCCTATTGTAATAGTAGAAAAGAAAAATGCTATTCACTATGAAAATATCAGCGAAGCGCTGGCTTTTGGTCTATCTAATAGAGGATCAAATTTTATTTTTGAAATGCACTTTGGTAACGGTGGGACTAGTGTAGACCCAACTGGTATCATTAACTATTTGCCACCCAACGTAAACACACAAAATGCTGATTTATATAATCCTACATTTTATAAAGTAGTAGACGACACTGATGAAAACAATACAGATCCAGTAAGAAATAAAATGGAAGTCAGGCATATCCCAGGAACAGTTTATTCAGACATTCTGGTAACTTGTTTGTTAGATTATGGCGAACCAGCTGGACAATTGGCATTTGACAACAGCTCTTATGTTACTGATACCTTTGTATTTGACGAGTTGGGTCTCAAAGGCTGGAGTGCAGCAGGCTTAGGATCAGGTAAATTATTGACTCATGTAATTTTCCATCCAGTGCAAAAGAGCTTGAACAGGTTGATACAAATTGAGTACACTGTTCGAATACAGTCGCTAACTAACCTGACAGGCACTGCGTAACAGCAGTATAGATAAAATGGGTAAATACAATAACTCGGAGTTAAAGTTTCATGGCATATAATGTGAATTTATCAAATGGCGATTTGTTGGCTGTCGTCGAAGATGGGACAGCTGATATAAGTTCCAGTAGTGTTGCGTTGATTGGTAAGAATTTTCCTGGTTACGGCGAATATCTAAACGAAAATTTTATACATATGATGGAAAATTTTTCTGGAGAATACGCACCAGCAAACCAACTCACTGGACAACTTTGGTTTAATACAACTTTAAAAGAATTGAAAATTTGGGACTCCACCGACTGGGTTTCGGCCGGAAAACCTACAATTTTTAATGATAAAGTTAGTAGCACTCCTCATTATTTGACTTTTGTAAACGCAAGTTCGGGCTCACCAGCTTTTAAAGTTTCTGCTACCAAAGGTATAGTTTATGTACCCAGCACAGGAAAGTTTGGTCTTGGTACAGCTGACCCGAGTGCGCCACTCACAGTAAGCACAAATACTGGAAATGTAATTTCCAGTGTCTCACCAAATACAAATACCACTGTGCATGTGCATGGTGATAATGGCAAAGATCAAGTTGTTCTGATTGAAAGCTACGGCGGCCCAGCCGGAAGCTACAATGTAAACAATGCTCCAATAATTTCATTTCGCAGGAGCAACGGGACTGGGGCAGCATTAGAAGCAGTTAAGACTAACGACATGTTGGGTCGTATTGGTGCACAGGGGTATACGGGTATTGCGCACACCGTTACTCGTGCCAGTATGGCATTTTATGCAAGCGAAAATTGGTCAGCTGGATCCAATGGAACCAAGATTGTATTTCAAACCACAGCAGTTGGATCAACGCTGTCTTCGAATGCAGTGGGTATATTAAGCGACAAAACTTTAGAATGCTATGGTAATTTGAGTATTGGCGGAACTTTTATTGCATCTGGCGCAATCAAAGCAGGTGGTGACATTACAGCATATTACACATCGGACAGCAGACTTAAAACAAATGTAGAACGTATTTCAGATGCATTGGATAAAACATGCTCACTGGACGGCGTAACTTTTAATTGGAATGAGTTAGCTATAGGAAAAGATCAATCAGTTAAAGAAGCTGGTGTCCTTGCACAACAGATTCAAAAAATATTGCCTGAATCTGTTACAGAAAGAACAGATGGTCATCTAGCTGTTCGTTACGAAATGCTTGTGCCATTATTGATTGAAGCTATTAAAGAACTTAAAGCTGAAGTTGATTCTCTTAGAAATGCTGCTTAAATAGGACACTGCTGTGACTTTACCAATTTGGACAACAAATCCTTATACACCATTATCATTGGGTAATATTCAAACAGAATTTGACGGCCAAGATCCAATTAATTTTAGTGAATACTATAAATCACCATCGGGCTATGTTACTCCTGACAGAAAGGGCTATCCCGGCGGAGTAGAAGTTGCTATTCCATCAGCAGGAGACCCAATTTCAATTAGTAATTTTTATGGTGCCAGTGCAGTTCCGTACAGTATTACAACTGACAAGACAGTATATAATGAAGGAGATGTTGTATATTTTACAATCACTGCACCAGAGCCAAATGGTAATGTATTATATTGGACAATTGAAGACGCAACAGTATCTGTAACAGTAAATCCATCAACATTACCCAATGGCCTACAACGTGTACCATATAGTCAAACAATAACAGCATCAGGCGGCATTGGGTCATATACATATAGGGTGTCACATGGTGCTCTCCCCGGCGGCCTATCAATTGGTTCAGGGTCGGGTGTGATTTCAGGAAGTCCAACATCCGTTGGCAGCTCAGCATTTATAATTGAAGCAACAGACTCTGCATTTAATTCGGGAGTGCGATCATATTCTGTTGCAATCACAGCAGTAACAATTACTCTATCTCCATCAACGTTAACTGCGGCATTCAAGAACGCAAACTATACCAATTCAGTCAGTGCAAGTGGTGGTCAGGGTCCGTATACGTTTGCAGTTACTTCGGGCACCTTGCCAACAGGTATCTCACTAAACTCCTCAGGAGCAATATCAGGCCGGGCAACTACACCATCCAGTAATAATATCACTATAACTGCAACTGACGCCAATGGTAACACAGGGTTCAGAGCCTACACATTCACTGTCAGTGATGTTGTTATTTCTTTAAGTCCAGCAACATTGCCAAGCGGATTACAAAATGTTGCATATACAACTACAGTATCTGCTAGTGGCGGCCAAGCAGCATATCAATATGCTATTACTTCGGGCACATTGCCAGCTGGGTTGTCATTGAATACAACAAATGGTTTAATTTCTGGAACACCAACAGCAGTTGTTAACTCCACTATTACTATAACAGCCACTGATGCAAATACAAATACTGGTAGTAAGGAATACACACTGTCAATTGGTCTAGTAACTATTACGCTTGACCCAACAAGTCTACCTGGCGCAAGCAGGAATATTGCTTATAGTCAACAGATTACTGCAAGTGGCGGCACCAGCCCGTATGCATATTCTTTATTCTCAGGCTCTCTTCCAGCTGGTTTATCAATATCTGGTACAGGACTTATCACTGGATCGCCGAGCGCAACCGGTACGTCATCATTTGTAGTTAAAGCAATTGATGCTAATTCTAATTCTGGTTCACGTTCATATACTATTGTTGTGGCCGCTGTGACTATTACGCTAAGTCCACCAACACTACCAAATGCGCCTACTAATACCTCCTATACGCAGACCATTACAGCGTCTGGCGGTACCAGCCCGTATACATTCACAGTAACCTCTGGATCATTGCCAACTGGTCTAACATTGTCTTCATCTGGAGTTATATCCGGAACACCAACGGTAGCCGGATCATCAAGTTTTACAGTCACCGCAGCTGATGCAAATACCAACACTGGCACTCGAGCATATACTATTGTTGTGTCCTCAGTGACTATTACACTGAGTCCATCCACACTTCCAGGTAAAGCCATCAATGTTTATGCACATGCTGTTATTGGTGGTACAGTAGGAACACCTTTGATAAGTGCCTTGGTTGACAACTCCTATACCCAGACCATTACAGCGTCTGGCGGTACCAGCCCGTATACATTCACAGTAACCTCTGGATCATTGCCAACTGGTCTAACATTGTCTTCATCTGGGGTCATTACTGGAACACTAACAACAACCGGGTCATCAAATTTCACAGTCACCGCAACTGATGCAAATACCAACATTGGTACCCGAGCGTATTCAATAGCAGTCACTTAACTATACCAAAGATAAATTATGCCATTAAATACATCTGATTTTATACCGGGCTCCTTGTCGGGCAGTGCAGAATTATTTTCTAAAGGATCTGCATTTAACAAAACCATCACCCTTGACGGTGTGCCCGAAGGAAACGAAAAGTTCATAGTCAAGTTGCGAAAAAATAGTACCTCCGGCGAAGTTGTTGCGTCAAGTGACATTATTAGATTAAATGATACTAGCCAGGCAGACGAAGCAGCAGTTTATAACTTGTCCGCCAGTGCCTTTGCAGTGGCCGAAGGAAGTAGTGTTGTGATCACCCTTACTACTATAAATGTACCAAATGGCACAACAGTGCCTTATAACATAACAGGCATCTCTTCTGCTGATATAGGTTTATCACCATTGGTAGGAACATTCACTGTTACATCAGTTGGTGTAGCAACTGCTACACTCACACTGGCATTGACACAGGACAACATTGCTGAAAACAATCAAGTCATGACAGTCACGCTAACTGGTATTACTCCAGTCACACTTGTAAGAGTCACAATTATTGGGTAATAAAAAACAGGACCTCGGGTCCTGTTTTATTATCAATTTTCAATCATATCACTGAGTTATATACTCATCGGCCATTGGGAAAACTGCCGTAATTGCTCGGGCACAGGCCAGTGCGACAAGTTGATGTTCTTTCTGTGTACCATTTGCACTGCGCAATTCAATAAAATGAATCCAAGAACGTAATGTTCCATTCATATATAATCGGCTTACTGTGTTGCCTTCGGGCAGTACTACCCGAGCCTGTTCTTTTGCAATACCGTGATCAACAGCCCAGGCGTATGCTTCTTGTGCTCGGTTGATTACTCCTTGTTGCATCTGTTCCCATTGCCATGCTAGTCGACGACCATCATCGGTAGTTAGATCCAGTTCAATGCTATTCTGTCTGTTTTTAGTATCCTGGAGTCGGGCCTCTCTGATCTCAAAACTAAGATCCTTTGTTGGATCTGCATACCGTTGGCTAAACTCTTGAAAAGCAAAGCTACGATGTCGCAGGATTTGTCTTGCAATATCACGAGTTGTTTCAATCTCTAAACAAGCACTGACCATTTCAAGTGGGCTCCAATGTGCATGTTTGACCAAATACCGAATCAGCTTTTCACTAGTTTCTGTGTTAAGTTGATTAGAAGGATTGCTAACGCGAGCACAATAAGCAATTAGCTCTTGTGCATCAACAATGCCTTGTTGTGCAAACTCAGCCGTGGGTTGTGAATAAGATAAAAGTGAGACTTTCATAGGTCTTTAAGAATTTCGTCTGTGATTGGTTGAACAGCACTTACAACATCATCGATGCTGACAAAAAAGTCAACGTCCACAATGATATTGTCTAGTGCCTTGAGTTTCAAGTCTAACATTTCTTCGATATCAACTGGATCAATACCGTCTTTAAGTAGCTCTTTGATGTCAATGTTAACTACTGTTCCGTCGATTAAATTTACACTAAGCGACTGTAGCATGGTAATAGGGACTTCGTCTTTTTCTACTTGTTTAAGAATGCTTTTCCATTGATCTCGAAGGGTAACATTAATCTTTTTTAGCTTCGACCGGGGTTTTTTTCTTGGTTGAACGGACATTTTTTTTAGTCTTTGGGAATAATGCCGCTGCTTCTGTTAGCAAACGGTCTGCTTCTTGCATCATTGATTCGGCATTCTTTTTCATAGTAGCAGCCTGATTGATACGATCCCGTGCTAGGTCTTCATCGCTGAGTGCTTCAGTTAGAGATGCTGTGATTGGAGCAGGAGTTGATCTACTATTTTTGGGCACTCCCACTTCACGCACATCTTGTGTACGTTTTTTACCAGTCATACCAGTGTTTGAATCAAGGTCTTTCAATCGTTTAATTGCATCTTCACCTAAGGCCATCTCAGACAAAATGGAGTTCAATTCATCAAGACGAACCGAACTGTTATTTGTAGGCGTGACCAAAATTTGATTAGTTGGTACCTTTTTCATAAGTCCATCTTTATGCAAGGCCTCCAGGCAGTTGCGACCGTCGTGCATTAAACTTCTGAATAATGCATCTGACAGATTGTCTGCTTGTTGCCCAACTGGACTTTCAAGAACCTTCATTACCACGTCGTGATATAGTCTAGGTAACAAATCGCTATATGCTACCAAGCACATATGGTCTTCACCAGGTATTACTCGAAATAGAATAACTACTTTTTTGTCGTTGTGTTTTCCAACATGTTTATACATGATATTTCCTTTGTTGATTTATTCAGTTTCTTCTGATTTGCCTTGGGCTTCGTGTGCAGCAGCCAAAAATGCTGCAATACGATCATAAAGTCCGCCAACAGTTGATAATTCGTTGGCCTTCCAAACGCCGCGTGTTGACGCAGTTCCTAGTGCTTGAAGCATTGCACTTAAATCCTGTAGCGTCAATGTTGGACGAGCTTCTGTTGGTTGATCCACACTTGAAGTGGTAGTTGTTTCAGATATCATTATTAATCTCCGTTGATAAACATATTTAATGTTAGACCGTCGGGTGCCTAAAATTTATTAATCTCAGGTAAAGATAAAGCAAAATAAGAAGCTTCGCTATGAATTTCAAATGCAGCACGACTACATAGTATCAAATTGGTAACACCGTTATTGCTATTGCTACTAGCAACTTGTCCAAAATAAAATCGTCCCTGCAAATTGCTATAAATCCAATCAGTGACTTTTTTAGAGGAACAACTCATGTCAAAGTCCACTGCAAAAAAATGCAGTGGACATCGACTGACTATTCTCAAATTGGCTACACTAAGCGGATTAGGCTGGTAAAATTGTAGTGACAATATCTTCTTCCTGAACTTCGAGATCCAACCTGTCCTTCAAATATTCACTTGCAGTGTCAACAAAGGTATTTAACAAGTGCGGTTGACCAGTCATGATTGAAATCTCAGCTGCTCTGGCCAAGTCATCCAGGTACCGTTCGCAGTCTAATAATTTTAAAGTCAGAGACTTGGCCAGCTCTTGCGCCTCTGCCAGATCTGTAATTGTTGTGGGGTTGGTAACTTTCATTTTGCAGCATCCTCATAGTGAGCCCAGATACCGAATGGTGCTTCTGCGCCAGGGTTACCTTTGATAATCCAAACAGTATCGCAGTAATCTGGGTCGCCCCAGCTACCGTATGGCATACCGTCTGTGAACACAATCAATTTTTTGGGTTGAATATCTTCTTCTTTCATGTAGCGCCAATTGGCCATAAAGTCTGTACCGCCACCGCCCTTGGGCTCATAGGTTCCAATACTTTCCATATTGTCGTGTGTGAACTGTTGCAGGTTATAAACGTCGGTGTCAAAGGACCAAACACTAATTTTATAATCTGAGTATGAATCCATAATGCCTTGGATCTCACCAAGGAATATCTTCAATTCAGCTTCGCCGATACTGCCCGACGTGTCAATGGCAACACACAAGTCTACAGTTTCACCGGGTTTCATTCCAGGCAAAATTGCATCCATGTGCCAGCTTCGACGGTTGGGCTTGCTCCAGCTAAAGTCATCTTTGATTGTGCTTTGTATCTGCTGCAACAACAGTTCTCGCCAATCGATCACACTTTCGGTCATGTCTTTGATCAGCCGCTTGACACCCAATGGCAAGTCGCCGGTACCACAGGCCTGTGCTGCTTGTAAAATTGCTTCTTTGACTTCGTCACGCAGAGCTTTACGTTGATCCTTAGACAACTTTGGCCTGCCGTCTTTGCCTTCGTTGTCACCATCATCACCATCACCTTCGTCATCATCCAGGTGTTCATCTAGCAATTGATCCAGCAATTGCTGCATATTGATCTTCTTGGCATTTTTATACAAATCGTCGTAGACTTCTTCGTAGCTCATGCCCCGATATTTGCGATCATACAAGATTGGAACAGTGGTAATTTTTTGCCCAATATTGTGATCAATAAGATCGCTGTTAACACAATAGTCAGCGGCAATATTACTCAATACAGGATCACGGTCTTGCCGGCGTCCCAAGTGGTCATATACCACGTGAAGTACTTCATGCCCAAACAAAAATTCACATTCTTTAAGACTCAACCGCTGAATGAAAGTGCTGTTATACCAAAAA